GGATTAATAAAGGTACTCCCAGATAAACTGGTTGTAGTAAAATAATCTTTTAAATGAGCTTCTTGTCCTGACTCATAACTTATTGAACATTTAACTCCTTCAAAAGTATAAATCTCTATAGGTTCTACCGGGTCTCCTGTGAAAATCATTAGGTATTCTTCATCTGCATCTCTATCTACTGAGTGAATATATACATTATCATGAAACTCAGAAGCTAAAGTACTAATGAAAGTTGTGTTAGGTCTCTGTACGATTCCTTCAGTAAGAGAACTTGAGATGTTTTCTTGTCTTTCTGCTTGAGTATCTATGCGAATTGGAGGAGCTTGTTGAGACACTCCATTATAAAGTCCTGTTAAAGTTGTACTTACTAAACCCATTCTCTTACCTCCTCAATCCAGTCATTATATCTGAGTTAGTTAATATGTTTAAATCCATTGAATCATTCTCTGCTCTCATCATAGTAATATAAGCTTGTTGTTCGTCTTGTTCAGAGAAAGCATAAAGAGCTTGAGAACCTACAACTTTACTCTGGAATATCCTAGCTGATTTAGTGATAATATAATCTCTAACTGTCTGAGGTAAATCCTCAAAGTTCAGGAAGAAAACTATATCTACATCAATAGATTCTTCAAAAGTAAATGTGTGATTATCTTTATCATAAAGCCTATTCCCTCGTCTCACTATGTCTCTTGAGGTATCTGAAGCATCCACCTTAAGTGTATTTGAGGGAACTATAATCTCATTCTCAGTAGAGAGAGGTAATCTATAATTAGATTCAGCATTGAAACTCATTCCATTAGCTTGAACTTGTCTGCTCACTTGATGAATCAAAGACCTTGCTATGGATACCTCAGATACACCAGCTACATAAAGGTCATTAATTGGTTGTTCTCCTATACTTAGGAGTAAAAAGTTTACAGCTTCTAATTCTGTAGATGCTGTTAGTGGCTTCTGTATAGCCATGGTTACACCACCTTTCCAAAGTCATAAAAAAGGGCAACCTAAATTAGGCTACCCTTAGTATGTCTATTAGTTACTTAATGTATTCAGCTTGAATTCTCCAGCACACTCTGGTCTTAGAACTCCATGACCTACAGCATACTTAGCTACCATCAAGGTACCCTGTCTTTCTACCTGATAGTCTTTCTCTAAAGCTAAGTCCATAAGCTTAACTGTACCTACAGCTTGTTTAGTTAAAGCTACACCTACTGTCTTACTAGCATCAACACCATGATAGGTATCTGTAGCTGAAGTATCAGTTGTAGGAATGTTATTAGATTTCTTAATGTCAATACCTGCTACTTTGATGATGTTACCTTCAGAGATAGCACCTCTACCTCCATAAAGATTGTTAATGAGGTCTAAGTTCTGAGCTAATACATAATACTCAGCAGGTTTAAATACTGCTACTCTACCTTGGTCTGGAACATCCTTTTCGTCAAAGGTCTGAGCCATAGAGAATAAGGCTGTAGCTAAAGCTTCTGCTTGTTCTGTAGTTGTGGAAGCTCCTGCTGTACCTCCATCATTCTTGAAGGCATCATTAGTAATCTGAGTTCCATCTGGTAAACCATCCACTACTGCTGTAGCTCTGGAAGCCTTAACAACTTCCTTAAGAATGTTAATATCCATTCTCTTAGCTAACTCTCTACCCATTTCAGTTGAGTAAATACTTCTTACATCATAGTGGTTCATAGCTTCGTCAATGTTAGCAATAAAAGCATCTGAAATCAAGAGACCATCAATAGAGATAACTCTCTCATTATGACCCATCTTGCTACCAGTAATTTCGTTACCCGGAATGTGGTAACTAGAACCAATTTGTCCTGTTACAGGGAAGGAAGCTGATTTACCATGAGAGATAGTTCTACTGGATGTTAGAGGTAGCATAATGTTATTTCTACCAAAAGCTGTTAATACTTCTCCAGCAAACACCTTCATAAATAGAGCTAATTCATCTCCGGACTGATTCGCTTGACCTAATCTTGAAACATTATAAGCATCTGCCATTCTTCATTCATCTCCTTTAATTAGTTGAGTTTTCGTTATAGTCTTATCTTCTTATAGGTTGTTCTTTTCTCAACTCCCTAAAGGTATCCTCGTGATTCCCCACCTCGGCAGGGCTTCAGTCAGGCTTTAAGTTGTTTTCAAATTGAACTAATGTTAAGTCAGGACTCGAACCTGTTGTATCCCTTCAGAGCTTAAAGCTTCTGAGTTCAATACTTAACATTAAATTGGCAAGGGTTAATGAGACCTGTAGGTCATAACTAGTATTTTTTCTTAACCCTTATAAAATTAATTAAAATTTATAAAACCCAGACCAACTAATATAATGTCAGTCCGGGAGAGGAGGTTACATTAAAATACATCTGAGTTTCTAAGTTTTCTCTGGACTTCAGCTCTGAAAGCTGGGTCAGATTCATACTTAGGATTACTCATAGCTTCAGTTACTTCAGCTCTACTTTGGAAGGAACCGGAATTACTTTGAGGTACTTTACCTCCATGGATAACTCTTTGAGGTCTTCCTCCTTCAGCTTTAGTAAACCTACTATATAAAGCTTCTACTGCAAATTTAGCTTGGGTTATATCATTAGAAGTTACTGATTGATTAAACACTCTTTTCTCATCATCAGATAAGTTCTTATCAGCCCATTCAACCATTTGAGTATAATTTTCTTCGCCATCTACTACATTGAATACTTCCTGAGCTTGGGTATCAGCTTGAGCTTTAACTCCAGCTAAGTAATTATCTACTACATTCTTAGGGAATCCATTCTCCTGTAGTTCCTTATAAGATTCTTCAGATAAATCTCCAGACTCAAAGAACTCTTGTTCGAATTTTTTAAAGTCAACTGGGGAATCCTTTAACTCCTCTTTGACTTCTTCTTGTTTTTGTTCATCTTGAGTTGGAATAGTATTATCTTTAGGTTCTTTTGTATTTTGCTTACCTAACTCAGATTCTAAGCTTTTATAAAGAGCTTCTAAATCTTCTAAACCTCTTTCTTTTTTCAGTAACTCTAAAGTTCCTTTTTGAAGTTCTTCTTCAGTTTTATATTTATCAGCATAAAGTTTTTCCTCTTGAGTTGATTCTTCCTGCGAACCCTCCTCAGGAGTCTCTCGACCCTCAGCTTTAGCTACCATTTCATCAATATGTTCCTGAGATTCTTCTTGAACTTCAGGTTCTACATTTAAAGTATCAGCCATAATTAAATCCTCCTCTTTTTATTAGTAATTATTAGTTAGTTTATTTTTTAACAAACATACCTTTACCTTTATATTCTCCTAAACCTTTAACTTCTTCTCCTACCTTAGGTTCAGTTTTCTTCTTAGTTGTTTTCTTTTTAGTAGCCAATTACATTCCTCCTTGTTGAGTTAATTATTCTGGTTGCACTAAAGCTTTGGTTAACTCAGGCATAGCTTGGGTCATAAGATTCTCTGTTTGAGATTCAGTCCGTTCAGCTTCTAAAGTCTTAGAATCTTTAATTAAACCTTGAGTATCAAATCCTAAAGCTGTAGCAACTCGAGTATAGAAATCTGTAAAGTCAGTTATTTGAATAAATTGTTCAGGGAATATCTTTCCTGACTCAGCATAGGTCATTAACTTTTCTAAATCATTACCTCGACCTAAACCATCTAAACCTGTTACTATTTTAGGAGTAGTTACTTCTTCCGGTAACTCCGGAATTAACTTCTGCTTAACCATTTGAACCATTAGTTTTTTAACTAAAGGTAGCTGAAATTCTTGTGTTAGGATAGAGTAAACTCCACCTAAAGAATTCTCCAATTCCCTTGCTAATCTCTTAATTTCTTCAGCTGTCACTCGTTCAGCATCTCTCTGTATTGATTCCAGCATTAAGAAAGCTCTGGATAATCTCTGCTCTAAATCTCTAATTCTCTGGAGGATAAGCTGTAGGTCATTATGTCTGTCAACCTTAGCTGTTCCCACATCTTCAGGATTACCTTCGATTACATCTCCATTCTTAGCATCTCTAAACTTCTTAGCTCTGGTTACTCCTGCTGGGTTAACCATGAAGACTGTTCTACTTGCAATTACTGCATCCTCAGTTATAGCTTTAGAGAGTGCTTCAAGACTCTTAAGGTCTCCTAGGTATTCTTCTACGAATCCTCGACCATAGTTAGAACCTACTACATGAGTCCATCTTAAAGCTTGATAAGGATTTTCTCCTAACTTATAGGTACCCTCAGAACCTGGTATAGGTTCTCCATTAACTTCCTGTAGATGTTCCCACTCATTACCATCCTCAGATAATTTAACCTGAGTATATAAGTTTAATTCTTCCTCTTTCTTACCTGTATCAGCATCAGTACTTGTTTTAGCTAATATCTCAGCTCGGATATCTTCCGGTAGGACTCTAGGAGAGATAGTCTCTTTAACTATAATCTCCAATAGGTTACCCATAGAATCTCTTTCGACTACATACTGGTCTATCCTATAAACTTTCATTCCACCTTCTTCAGGCTGGAAAGTAGCTACATTACCTCCTACTATAAGATGCTTAAGGGCAGTAAAGGTAGGCACTCTAATAGCTTTAGTTTCTATTTGATTAAATATAGCTCTCTCAATTTTATTTAAAGCTTTCTCTGCTTCAGCTCTTTTCTCATCAGTAAATTCAGCTAAAGTAAAATCATCTACTGCTAATTTAAAGAAAGGTTGGTTTGGTGGTAGAAGTGTCAACAATAACTTAGAAGCGAGATTATTTACTCCTATTGCTCCTAACCCTTGATAGGGAGTATCATAAGTTGTATTATCATCTGAACCTTCTGGAGGTATTAAAGAGGGAATAGTTAACTCTGAACATTCACGAGCTCTGGTTATTACTGAGTTTCTTTGAGAATCTAAAGTCTCATAACGAGCCTGTAGAGTCTGATTGTTTTCTTGGTTCTCCATTTAATCCCTCCTTAATTTTAAAGTACTTAAAGCTGAGACTCCTGTGGTATCTCTAGGACTTGCTTCTAAATTCTTTAATCTGGAGGTACCTTGAGTAGCTTCTAATTTATCTCCTATAGATAATCTATTAAGCATATAGTTACCGTTGTTTCCTTGGTTAGCTTGAGGGGAGTTCCACCAATCCCAGTAACCTGGTTCTGGTTCTGGAGCTGGAGCTGGTTTTGGTTGTTTAATACTACACATATTAAGTTACCTCCTTTTCATATTTTTCATCATCTAAGGATTTCATAAGAATCTTAAGATTTCTCACTAGTTCTCGTTTTCCTGCATACATCCATATTTCTCTTTCATCTTGGTCTTTACTCGGACATCTCTCTGGATATAACTCATCTAATTCTTTTATCAAATCTACACTAAAACTTGGTATTCTATCCATAGTATCTCTTAGTCTCCTTTAGGTCTTTCTTAAGGTTTAATAC